TCGAGCAGGGGCGGCATGCTCGCAAAGCGGGCGCCGCCGGGGCGCCCGCCGGTGATCCCCCGCGGCTGGCCTTCCGCGTCGACGCGGATACCGTCTCGGCCGAAGTGCCGGCGTACCGCGCCTTCGTGGCGGCCCAGATCGCCAGGCTGGGGCGCAACCACCTGATGGTGCGCACCCAGTACTTCTGCGAGGAAGTGGAAGGCGCGCTGGGCATGTTCACCCCGGAGATGATCGCCATGATGCGCGGCAGCCACCCGCCGCAGAACGGCCCGACGCCGGGGAAGATCTACGCGCTGCTGCTGGACGTGGGCGGCGAGGATAAAAACGCCCAGCAGCTCGAGCTGTTCAATATGCGGCTGGAAAACCTGGCCAACCCGGCGCGGGATGCCTCGGCGCTGACGGTGGTGGAAGTGGACCTGTCCACCTGCGGCGACCCGCTGCTCAGAGCGCCGACGTACCGGGTGATGCAGCGCGCTTCGTGGTCCGGCGAGCTGCACCACAGGCTGTACGGCGACGTTTCCGCGCTGATGAAGCATTGGAAGGGGCAGCGCCTGGTGATCGACGCGACCGGGGTGGGCGCGGGGGTGGCCTCGTTCCTTGCCAAAACCTTTGGCGAGAAGGTGATCCGCTTCACCTTTACCAGCGTGAGCAAGAGCAACCTGGGCTATGCATTCATCGATGTGATCAACACCGGGCGGTGGAAGGAACCGGCGGTACGGGAAGTACCGGCGGCACAGGAAGTACCGGCGGTACAGGAAGTACCGGCGGTACAGGAAGTACCGGCGGCGCAACAGGCGCGCCTGCAGCAGGTGTTCTTCCAGCAGCTCAGCTACTGCCAGATGCAGCTGGTGAGCGGGCCCGAAAAGCGCATCCGCTGGGGGTGCCTGATGGAACGCGCGCCCGCGGCGATGGACAGCCCGGCGGTTGGGTGCACGATGACCTGGTGATCTCCGCGGCATTGTGCGCCGAGCTGGACCGCGTGGAGTGGCCGTCGCCATCGACGGGCAGGCTCTTCATCGTGCCCGGGAAAGATCCTTTCGCGGGGAAGCGGGAGTATTGAGGCACCCTGTCAATATGTGCAAAAACAGCGCGGAAAAACCGTAAAAAGCCTTCAAAAGCACTGCATATATTGACAGGGTGTAATGGGGGAAAAGCCGTGCTACAAGATAAGCAATAATTAGAAAATATTTTCTATTCAAAGGAGGTTGCGATGGCAAATGTTTCACCTGCCGGCAGGCGCCGCACGCGGCTGTCGGCGGAAGGGACGGTGAAAGCCAGCGGGGAGTTCGAGGTGATGGTGATCACCGCGGGGGTGGGCAACGGCTGGCGCTTCACCGAGCAGTGCCTGCGGGAAGCGCTGCCGCTCTTCGACGGGCCGGAGGTCTTTGTCGACCACGCCCTGGACGGTCACAGCGTGCGCGACCTGGCGGGGATGCTGCATTCGCCCGCGTGGGACGCGGCGCGCGGGGGCGTCATCTGCCAGCTCCGGCCGGTGGGCCCCTCGGCGGCGCTGCTGGCGGAGCTGGGGAAAGAGATGGTTTCGCAGGAAGGGAAGAGGCCGCGGGTAGGGTTTTCGGCGGACGTGCTTTTCACATCGCAGGGGCGGCAGGTGGAGAAGATCGTGCGCGTGCTGTCGGTGGACCTGGTTTTCAACCCGGCGCGGGGCGGGGCTTTCCTGCGGGCGATGAACGCCGCCAACGGGCCGCTGGCAGCGGATGGCGAGATCGGATGGCTGCCAGCGGATTTTGGGAACGGATTCGTAGAAACGGAAAGGAAAGGAGCTTTGACAATGGCTGACGCGGTCAACCAACCCAACGGGGCTGCCGGTGGGCAGCGAAAAAATGAGAAGCTGAGCGGCGATCTGTCCGCGATGCAGACCCTCTTGAACATGCAGAGCGAGCAGGCGCGGCTGGCGGAAGAGGCGGAGAAGGCGCGGGCCGTCCGCGCGGAGATGTGCGCATACCTGCTCGAGTCGGGCCTGGCGGGGGCGAAGCTGCCCGCGCCGGTGACCGGGCGCATCCGCAAGCAGTTCGCGGGCAGGGTGTTCGAGGCGGAAGATCTGACCCAGGCGATCGAGGACCAGCGGCAAATGCTGGCGGAGCTGACGGCCGCCTCGGTGGTGCAGGGGCCGGGACGGATCCACGGCATGTTCTCGAGCGAGGACAAACTGCAAGCTGCCGTTGATGATCTGTTCGGCGCGCCGCGCGGCAAGGGCCAGGAGAACGTGCAGGCGGCCAGGCTCTCGGGCATCCGCGAGCTGTACCTGATGCTGACCGGGGACGACAACCTCCACGGCGGGTACTACCCGGAGCATGCCCGGCTGGCCACCACGGCGGACTTCACCGGGCTGGTGAAGAACGCGATGAACAAAGTGGTGGCGGGCAAGTGGGCGGAGCTGGGCCGGGCCGGGGATTCCTGGTGGGAGAGCATCGTTTCCATCGAGCACTGCCAGAGCCTGAACGATATCACCGGCATCCTGGTCGGCACGGTAGGCTCGCTGCCCACGGTGGCGGAGGGCGCGGAGTACACCGAGCTGGCGGTGGGCGACTCGCAAGAAGTTGGCTCCTTCACCAAGTACGGCGGGTATATCCCCCTCACCCTGGAGCTGATCGACCGGGACGAGACGCGCAAGCTGAAGGAATACCCCAGGCAGCTTGCGGCCGCGGGGCTGCGCAATATCTCCTCGCTGGTGGCTGCCGTGTTCACGGCCAACAGCGGCATTGGCCCGACGATGGCGGACGGCGGGACGCTGTTCAACGCGACCGCGGTCGCCACGGCGGGCGGGCATAAGAACCTGCTCACCACGGCGCTCTCGGCCAGCGAGTGGGAAGTGGTGAGCACGGCGGTGTACAACCAGCCGATGCTGGTGAAACAGGCGAGCGGCTTCTATGGGACCGGGCCGAAGATGGGCATCAACCCGCGCTACTGCCTGGTGCCCAGGGCCTTGCAGCTCACCGCGAAGAAGATCCTGTACCCCAGCCTGGAGAACGCGGCGACCATCTACAGCGAGAACCAGCAGCAGGGCAGGCCGGGCGACGTGATCACCGTGCCGGAGTGGACGGACGCCACGGATTGGGCGGCTGCCTGCGACCCGATGGTCGCGCCGGGGATCGTGGTCGGCGAGCGCTTCGGCATCCAGCCGGAGATCTTCGTGGCGGGGCAGGAGTCCTCGCCTGCTGTCTTCACCAACGACGAGAGCCGGTTGAAGGTAAGGCATTTCTTGAGCGTGTTCGTGGTGGATTTCCGGCCGCTGCATAAATCCAACGTTGCCGGGTAGGCCTGGCAAGGGAACGGATTACACGGATTGAAGAAAAGGGATTGGTGACGACCGGCGGGCCAGCTGGCCAACCGGCCGTCATCAAACAAACAAAAGGGAAACGAAACATGATTCACAATACGCACATGAGCCGGTTCATACCGGCTTCGGAGATCAGCAAGAGCGCGGGAACCTGGACGCCTTCCGTAGCTTCGAACGTACCGAAGGAAGCGCGGACCGCGGCGGACGCGGCCTTCACGCTGCTGGTTCCGATCAAGCTCGAGCAGAACGGGAACTACCGCAACGGGGCCCGGCTGAAGAGCATCGATGTTTATTACCAGATCGGCACGGCGGCCTGTGATGACTTCGCCACGGTGGAGCTGGAAAAGATCACCTGGCCGGCCGCGACCGGCAGCGCGCCGACCGGGGCGGCGATCACCACGACCTGCGACGCGGGCCACGACACGGCGGCGGAACGCCTGGCGGTTGCGGCGCACAAGATGACCGTGACGCTGACCACCCCGGAGTGGATGGATGACGACGTGGCCTACGTGCTGCAACTGGTGGTGGACGCGGCGGCAGCCACGGTGTTCACGCTGTTCGGCGCGCGGGCGAACTTCGACCTGCGCATCGATTAGCTGACAAGGGTTTGCGGCACAGTAGTGCCGTAACACGGATTGAAGATAGAAATTAACGGCCGGGTTTGCCGGTGATGGACCGGCTGGTTCTTTCCAGAGCGGGCTGTTGAGAGACCGCGATTTACCCTTCCTGAACTGCCGGGCCTGGGCTGGCGTCCAGACGCACCAGGCCCGCGCAGGGGAGGCTGACAAACCGAAGGAGGCTAACATGCCTTATGTGAATTTTGAGCCGGACGCGAGAGTCAACACGGTCAGCGTGGAGACGCTGGTCGCCGGCACGAACAAGCAGATCACCTTTCCAGCGGGGGCCAACGCGGTGCACGTGGAGAACCTGATCGCCGCGCCGGTGTTCTTCAAGCTGGACGCGGCCTTTACGGGCGTGCCTGCCGGGGGCACGTATGAAGCGGGCGGGTTCTTCAAGGGCTCGTGGGAGGGGGTGCGGAAATTCAGCGAAGAGCTGGTGGGGAGCGGGCACACCCTGAACCTGATCAGCTCGGGAGCAGGATCCGTAGTGGTCGAATTCCTGGTGCTGTAATGCGCGCCTGGCGGATGGGACTACGGGCGGGGCGCGGGCCGCAAAGCGCGAGCGGCGGAGCGGTGTACTGGCAGAAGGTGCGCGGGCTGTTCGGTTCGGCGGTGGTCGGGTACTGGCCGCTGAACGAGCTGAGCGGAAGCGCGGCGTATGACGTTTCCGGGAACCTGCTGAACGGCGCGCACAGCGGGGTAAGCCTGGCGAACGCGGACGGGCCCAAGGGCGGGATGGCCCCGCTGTACGATGGGGTGAACGACTATACCAGCATCAACGCGGCGGCGGCGGCGTTCAACGGAGCGGAGGGCAGCCTGTTGATTTTTGCCAGGGTGAGCGGGGCCGGGGTATGGGCGGACGCAACCATCCGCTGGCTGGCGCGGATCGCGGTGGACGACAACAACCGGGTGGAGATCTATAAGCATTCTGATGCCAACCGCCTGTTCTGGCGGCACAGCGGCGGCGGAACCAGTACCACGGTGAATATCACCAGCCACAGCCCGACAGCCTGGACGCACTACGGCATGACCTGGTCGCTGGCCGCGAACGAGATGAAGGCCTACCTGAACGGAGCGCAGTACGGCGCAACCCAGGGCGGGGTAGGCGCATGGGCCGGGACGCCGGGGGCAAGCCTGACACGAGTCGGCATGGGGAACGGTACCGGGTACTATTCTGGCTGGCTGGCGCACGCGCTGCTGCTCAACCGGCCGGCGACGGGCGCCGAGATAGGGCAGGTGTATTCATGGACGTGAACCTGTACTTCTATATCGAGAGCCTGGCGCTGACGCAGCCGCAGCGGGAAATACTGGTGGAGCAGTTGAAGCTGATCGGCAGGCGGGATCAGGACGGCAACCCGAAGAACCGCAACCACTGGCGGGTTCGCCCGGACGGGCTGGCGCTGATCTTTGAAGCGTGGTGGGACGAGGATCACCTGACGGCGGTGAACTTCCGCAACCGGCTGGCGGCCATCTTTGGGGTAGCGCAGGCGAGCATCACGTACAACACAACCTCCACGGGCTACGGGCCGCTGGTGACCTACAGCTATAACTCCACGGCGCGGCTGCGGGTGGGGGTATTTGGCGGGGTGGGAGCGACGTACCAGGAGAGCCAGGCGGCAGCGCTGGCGTACCTGGCGGCGAACCTGGCGACGTGGGAGTGAAGGCTGCCAGCGGATTTCTATAACGGATTACGCGGATTTGGAAACAGCCGGTGGGCCAGCTGGCGCTGCGCCTGTCACCAAAGGAAGCACCTTAATTAATAATCGTTTGGACCCGGAAAAACCGGAAAGGAAAAAAGGAAATGGAAAGCAAGCTTTTGCAATTACTCAAGTCGCGCAAGTTTTGGGCCGCGCTGATCGGCGTGGTGGTGATGGTGGTAAAGGAGTTCGTGCCGGACTTCCCCATCGGGGAAGAGCAGCTTACCAGCCTGGTGTACCTGATCGTGGCGTACATCCTGGGCACGGCGCTGGAGGATGGGCTGCGGGCGAAATAAACCGAAGTTGGGGCAGGGGAACCCTGCCCCAACCGTGGATGGATAGAAAGGATGTGGAGCATGTACGTACCCGAGAAACCAACGCCGGTGCCGGCGGGGGAATACCCGGCGCATATCGTGGCGGCGTGCGCGGTGTGCGAAGTAAAGCCGGAGGATCTGCTGGCCTGGTCGGTGCGGAACGACGCGGTTACGCTGGTTCTGCCAAGCGGGCAGAAGGTGGTGTTCTGGGTGGAAGGGCAGTGGTGCGGGAAGCAGATGCCGCTGCTGTTCGCGGGCGCTGCCGGCGGATTACCGGAACGGATTGAGGAACCGGCGCGACAGGAAGTCACGGCGCGACAGGAAGTCACGGCGCGACAGGAAGTCAC